TGATGCCGTTGGCTGCTTCGATTTGGGCGCAAGGGTATCAAATAGTTATTATCATCTTTAAATGGTTAAGATTATGGAAAAGAAAGAATATTCTGTTGTCGAATTTATTCAATATCTCAAAGATAAACCATATATTAAGCTTTATAAAGCTGCTCGTTTAGCTGAGATTGATATGAGAAGAGAAATGAGAATATTGCGATATTCCCCGTTTTATTTAGATAGAGAATAGATGTATTAAAATAAAGGTTATGGGAACAAAAGTAGAAGTAAAGACTATTCCTTTGCATGGATTGTTCATCCATAGCAAGCAGGTTTGGCGGTCACTCGGTAAGCTTAGAGCTGAAAGCCATTCTACGACAGCGCAAATGGTGTTTATGAATGAGCATGATACCGAGGTATCAACTGAGAATGCTGATTTCATTGATGGATTGAAAGTCACTCCTTATGATGGTGAGCTGCCAAGAATATCAAAATATGTTGGCAGTATAAGTTACTACCAGTATTGTTTAACACAAAAATTGGTTTAGTTATGGAAGATTTACCTATTGGCTCAGAAATCACCTTAAAGGTGGTTGAAAGCGAGGAAGCCGATTGTAGTGGTTGTTTCTTTGATGAAATTGCAAACTGTATCAATATAGACATGTGTAATCGAATCAAGTGCACATCAAATGAGCGAAAAGACGGAAAGAATGTTCAATTTAAAAGAGTGAAGTGATATGGAGACAAAAAATAATATAGCGGCTATTTTAAAGGATAAACCGCAAGGAACTAAGTTGTATGACTGGTTGCATAATATAGATGTAGAGTTAGATACTATCAGTACTACAGATACAGAAACAGTAGTCTGGTGTACGAATGAGACTAATAATAATACTACTTGCCATCGTGGTTATTCCGAATTTGGTACAGAAAGAGGTTATCCTGATGGTTTACGGATTCTCTTTCCTTCTAAGGAAATGCGTGATTGGACAAAGTTCGCATGGAAGGAAGGCGATGTACTGGTTAGCAATGATAGCGACATCCATATAATCTTTAAGGGTTTCTCAAAAAATGATTATACAACATTTGAAGGTAAACACTGGATTAGTGTAAGTAAAAAGAGATATTTATCTTGTTTGAGTATGCGGAATGTACAGGACTATCATATTGAAGATAACAAAGATGCTGCTCAAACCTACATCAACACCATCGAGGAACGTTTGGGTGGTAAACTCAATCGTGAGAGCTTGGAGGTTGAGAAAACTCAGCCAGAGTTCAAGGATGGAGATATAGTTTTCGTAGAATGTGAGAAGGGACTTGTGGAAACTACTTTCATTTATAAAATGAATAATGTTATTGATATACACGATGAAGCTCAGTGTTATGCTGCCATATTTAATAAAGAAAATAAATTAACGACATGTGGTAGTGTATTGACTTATGGTAGAACACTTCGCTTTGCCACTGACTCCGAGAAGCAGCAAATCTTTGATGCTCTAGCCAAAGAAGCCAAAGCTTGGGATGCTGAAAAAAAGCAGATTGTTGACTTGAAGCCAAATATTGAACTCAAGCCATTTGATAAAGTGCTGGTAAGAGACTTTAGTAGAGATAAATGGAGTATAAGTTTCTTTAGTTTTAAAAAGGAAGACTTGTACGTATGCATAAATCATTGTAGTTGGAATCAATGTATTCCTTACATCGGCAATGAATCATTGTTAGGTACAACTAAAGACGTGGAGGGCTAGATATGGGTAATGAAGATTTAACGAATTGCATACCTTGGTATTGTCCACCACACTTTAAGTGTGAAGATATACAAGATGGTAAGGCGCAAAGAAGAATGCGTAGAAAGAATCAACTTAGAAAAAGAAAGGGTAGATTATGATAGACGATAAGAAAATAGAATCTGCAAAGGAAGAAATCTACGAGGATAGATTCTTGCTCAATGGTGAAGAGATAGTCTTCAACAATGATGAAAAGGAAGAAATGTTCTATGCTGGGGACATCAAGGAAGCTATCGGGCTAGGTGCTGATTGGGCTATCAATGAGTTCCTGAAGGATTTGTGGCATCCTGCTAGCGAAAAGCCAATCATTAAGCAAGGAGAATGTTGCGTTACATGCTTGGTTAAGTTCAAAAATGGAAGTACGGAATTATGTGTATATTTCCATAATCCAGAAGGATGGGTATGTGATGATATGAGTCCTAAAGATTTTAAAAGAAATTTAAAGGGATGGCTTTATATTGACAATTTGTTCCCAAAGAAAGGATGCAACCATGATTAAGCCAGTTACAATGTACTCTGTCGTATGTGACAGATGCGGAAAGACCTTCATTGATGAGTTTAATGGCATTGTAGCTTGGTTGGACGAAGGCACTGCCAAAGAGCAAGCAATGGAAAGCGAATGGGCAGAGATTGGCGATAAGCACTACTGCCCAGACTGCTATGAGTTTGACGATGAGTTAGATGAGTATGTTCCTAAAAAGAAAGGAGATTAGTATGAAAGAAGTAAAGTACATTCCAGGAGATTTGGTGATGACAAACGGAGTACCACTAGGTACAGCTAAAGATGTCGTTTACAGAGTAACATCATCTGACCCATCAAAGACTTTGAAGTTGGACGATGGAACGGTTCTGAAAGGTGTTGTCTGCTTAGAGAACATCGAAGGTGCGGAATTTGGAGAGAAAGGCTATCTCTTCGGAGATTGCTGTGCTTGGGTTAAGGATATTGTTGCGATTCCTCTTACTCCAGAGATTTTAGAGAAGAATGGGTGGAAGAAAGAAATGTATCATGATTGGCGGCATTACATTCCACTAGAAAGAACTCTTTTATATCTATCTAGAGGTATAGATAGATATAGAGATGGTGCGTTCGACGTGTGTGTTGGTCTAGACATGAGTCACATCGCTTACATTAGCTTTGTTCATCAGTTACAGCACCTTTTCTTTAGCTTGAATATTAATTACGAAGTGGAGGTGTAGGTATGGCATTAGAAGTTGTAGTTTTAGATAAGGATGAATATAATGCACTTATTGATAATCAAGCTGACAAAGACGAATTAGAGTATTTGAAAGCTTGCCAATATGCTTTAGAATCGTTTAATAGAGTCAGAGGCTTATGCCCTAAGTGTAAAAAGTCCGTTGTAATTTGGGGGTGGGTATGTCCTTGTTGTGGGTATGATTCAAGTGGTGAAGAATTATATAAATATGGTGATTAACAGCCTTCGGGCACAAGAAACAAAGCGTATGAATACAAACAGCTATTTACGAATAGAAAATGGATTTGATATATCTAAGATAACTGGGGCTATTCCTCAGAATATTGGAGAAGGATATCAGTTTAAGCTCTCTGGTAAAACATATACAACTATGGGTAGCTATACTAAAGACAAAAAGAGACTAATGAATATAGAAATTAGTTCTTTTTGTGGTCTTTGTGCTGAAGCAATACATTATTATGCAAAATTGTATATTAACGTAAGCAATGTGTGTGGTGACAGCTCAGTAAGTGGGTATTTAGGCGGTATTGAAATTCCAAATGACTATCAAACCATCAAAGGGGAGTTTGTTAGACAACTAACTCAAAAGGAGAAAGACGAACAGCCAGATAGATGGGATGATTGGTATCAAGTAGGGGATTTAGTTAATGCCTTTGAATCTCTTCAAGAGATTGAGAGTTTAATTAAAAACCTCAAAAAGAAGTTCTCTTCTAAGGAGTGGAAAGTTGAGATAATACGCAATTATTAATTGCCTTCGGGCATAAAAATATGATAGTATGCTTATAAGTGAATTTATTCAACAGCTTCAAGATGTTTACGATGAAGAGGGTGACATGGAAATTGCCATCAAGATAGATGATAACGACTTAGGTTCTGAACCTATTGTAGTGAAATCTACGGTTTATGAACAACTTTATATAGTTAACTCCTAACCGCCTTCGGGCATAAATTTTAAAGATATGACAAAAGAAGAATTAGAAGCAAAGGTGTCAATACAGAAAGACATCATTCGTAATGCCAATTATCAGATTTATTCTAATGTGAATAAATATATCAAAAGTCTTCCTTTCAAGGTTAACGACAAGGTAAGATGCTCAAGATTTGATATTTGTTGGATTGTTAGTTTAGTTCCATGTAATAGCAATGGTTATTATAATGGAAAGATTCAGATTAGAGTTAATATTCCCAAGAAAGATGGCACTCGTTCTAATCGAGAATACTTAATTTATAGTTGGGAAGTCGATAGTATAAAGAAGATTGATTAACTATCCCTTATGGGATATAAATATAAGTAATATGACAGAAATAGAATTATACAACAAATTACAAAATGTAGAAGGTCGTTTAAAGATGATGGATTCACAAATATCAGAGCTTCGCAAAAAGCAGAATGGTATAATGAACGACTTTCTAAGTTTGTTACCTTTTCAGAAAGGTGACAAGGTAAAAGATAAAGATGGCAATATCTTTATCATAGAACAACTAAAAAGTGCCATGTCTCTTGACAAGAATGAAGTCAAGGTTCATTTTTTTATCCGAAAAATAAAGAAAAACGGAGAACCTTATCTATACGAATGCCAAGCTTGGGGAATTGATTATTTTTCCCTTGAGAAAGTAGTAGAGTAATAACCATCCTGTAATGGATATAAATAAAAAGTAACATGAATACAGAAAAATTAGAAAGAGCAAATATCTTAGCCAAGAGTTTAATTCCTAAAGTAAATGAACTCTTAAATTTGTCTCCAAAATCAATGCGTAGTAGTCTTGCTGATGCTATTTGTGGGCTTTCAGAGTGTGACGAAGAGTTTAAAACAAAATTCAAGCAGCTTCTGAATGAAACAAAACTGAGATTTCAGAAAGAGTTTGATGAGATTTAGTAACTAACAATCCTGCAAAGGATATAAATATAAGTAATATGGAACAAATTTCATTAGAAGACAAAGTTAATAATACTTTGAAATGGCTCGCAAATCAAATTGCGTGTACCCAAGTATATAAAAAGTGGAACGAAGAATTTAAAAAGGAAAGTCTCGATGATGCTTGGCAAAAAGTTCAAGAACAGTTTAAGAAAGATATTGATTGGAATGCTCTTACGGAAAGTCAGTGTAAGGCTTTGCATTTTGGAAGTTGGCAATCCGAAGAAGATATTGAGGAAGAAATTTCTTATTTACAATCTCAATTAGACAAGGGAAATCTTACAAAGGAGGAATTTGATAAGAGGGTTGCCAACGAGAAAAATACTCTTGGACTTCGTTTGATTCCGCTCTATCTCTATCCTTCATTGCCTATAGGTATTACCCTAACGTCTATTGGTGGAGAAGAGGTAGTTTTTGATGGCTCAAACATTGATACAGACATTAGATTTGGATGCCTTGCATGGGGTATTAAGCCGAAAAAAGATTAACTAACCACCCTCTCCTGCAATAGGGAGAGGGTAAAAAGAAGAGAATTTTATCTTAAAAAAGCAAAGGAGGATAAACAATGAGTAAAGAAAAAGCAATAGTTCACATAAAGAATGTTTCCAAAATGATTGGCTCAAAAAGAATAAAATTAAGTGAAGGCATGACCATTCATATTCAAAACGAGTTAGTCTTAGCACTTAGAGAATTGGAGGATGAATAAGAAGCAATTTAAGTAAGTAATTATGAATAAAAAAGAGAAATCAATCAATAGTCACATTGATAAGGCTATAGGCTATTCAGACAAGGCTCATGACGAGTTGCAAATTGCTCTGAATATAGCTTTAGAAGGAAAAGGGCTTAGTGACGAGGAAAAGGAACTTTTAAGCGTTGGATTTGCAACAGGAACAGAAGAAGCCGTAGAGCGTGTTGCTGATGGTAGTTGTAATGATGAACCTACCAGTGCATGGGATAGCCAAATTAGAGACTGCCGAATATCTGAGGTATATCACATGACAGGTGAGCAGATACGTGAATATTTTAATTTGTGACAACTATGAATAAGAAGAAAGTTAAAGAACTGATACAAGAAGTTATCAGCAGCAATATTGATAGCTTGGAGTTTGGAAGCGATAAGCATAATGCTCCTTTGAGAAAGGCAAATAGCTTATTGCATGATGCTTTGATAGAGTTAGGAAAGTCAG